CTACTTTAAAAAGTTAACATACAACCCAGAACGAAAAGCATACAGGATCAATTCACAATGGGTAACAAAAAAAACATTATATAGATTAATAAAATGAAACTAGGAAACTTAATAGAACTGATCACAAGATACACAGGCATTAAATGGCTATGGAAAAAGATATATCCTAATTGTAATTGTGATAAAAGACAAGAATCTTTAAATGATATAGAGCTATGGTAGAAGATAGAATAATATGGAATGGTGTTAGAGAAAGAATAACATCTACAATGTCAAACCAAGACTTTAAAATAATGTGTAAGCTACATGCAAAACACTTTAATCATAAGTATTCAGAACCATGTACTTGTAATAAAAGAATATTAAGACAATGGATATTTCAACTAAATGAAAAACTAACATAAGATATGACTTGGAAAAAAATAGTGATTACACAAATAATAGTTTTGATAATTATACTTATAATAATAAGCTACTAAATGGCAAAAGATAGTATTGTTGAAGCAGTTGTTAAGTCTTATAAACAACGCTCTAAGGTAGGTATTAAGAAATATAATAAGACAATGGATAGGAATGATTTAAGTTCCTTAGAATGGCTACAACATCTTCAAGAAGAGTTGATGGATGCCACATTGTATTTAGAGAAATTAAAAAAAGAATTATGAAGAGTAAAAAGTTTACAGTAAACGAAAGAATAAGTTTAGTAGAAAAAATGGTATACAAATTAGCTCTTGAAGTACAAGCTATTGTACAAGCAATTAATATGACTAAAGAACAAAGTGAAAAAAAAAGTGATGATATAAAATAAAAACCTCTATCTATTCTATTATATAAGTAGATCAATAATGATTTTTTTTGATTTATGGATAATAGAAAGAATAACAAAGGTCACGTAGGTAAAGCTGGTAGAAAGTCTAAAGCAGAAGAGATGCTTTTAATAGAAAGACTTTCTAAGCATATAGATAAAGATGAAGCTATACTAAAGTTAAAAGAGTTGATGGATTCTGGAGACTTTAAAGCTATACAATTGTATATGGCTTATATGTATGGTAAACCAAAAGAAACAAAAGATATAACAATTAATAGTGAGCAACCTTTGTTTGATCTGTAGATGTTCCAAACTACTACAGCTATAAGGAAACTCCATGCTTTAAAGAGTAGAAAGAAAGTAATACAAGGAGGAACCTCTGCTGGTAAAACTTTTGGAATACTTCCTATTCTTATAGATAGATGTATTAGAACTCCTATGCTAGAAACTAGTGTAGTATCTGAGTCTATACCACATTTAAGAAGGGGAGCAATGCGAGACTTCTTAAAGATTATGATAGCTACTAATAGGTTTAAAGACAGCCAATGGAATAGATCATCTCTAACATATAATTTTACCAATGGTTCTTATATTGAGTTCTTCTCAGTAGAACAACCAGACAAATTAAGAGGAGCAAGAAGGAATGTATTGTATGTCAATGAAGCAAACAATGTACCCTTTGAAGCATACAACCAATTAGCAATAAGAACATCTGGAGATATATGGATTGACTTTAATCCAACAGCAAATTTTTGGGCACATAAAGAAGTAGCTGGAAATGATGATGCAGACTTTATAACACTTACCTATTTAGATAATGAAGCTCTACCAGATACAATAGTAAAAGAAATAGAATTAGCAAGAGAGAAAGCAAAAGACTCTACCTACTGGGCAAACTGGTGGCAAGTATATGGCCTTGGTCAAATCGGTTCTTTAGATGGTGTATGTATTACAGATTGGAAAGAGATAAAAGAACTACCAACAGAAGCAAGGTTATTATGTTACGGAATGGATTTTGGTTATAGTAATGATCCAACTACATTAATAGGATTGTATAAATACAATGATGCATATATCTTCGATGAAGTAATCTATGAAAAGAAACTACTAAACATAGACATCTCAAATCTAATAATCTCAAACAAGATTGAAGGAGTAATCTATGCAGACTCAGCAGAGCCTAAATCAATTGCAGAGTTAAGAACATACAGACATAAAGTATTGCCTTGTACTAAAGGTAAAGACTCTATTGTATATGGTATTAATCTAATCAATCAGAACAAAATCTTTGTAACAAGTAGAAGCAAGAATATGATGAAAGAGTTGCAGTCTTATACTTGGATGAAAGATAGAGAAGGAAATACTATTAATAAACCTATTGATGCTTTTAACCATTGCATCGATGCAGCACGTTATGCAATATCTTCTCAGTTAAAGAATCCTAATGCTGGTAAATACTTTATTAGATAATGGAAAATGAAGAGATGATTGCATTTATAGAATGCTTTATACACCATAGAACAGGCAAACAAATACGCATCTCAAAGCCTACTAAACCTAGCCATTATCTACTACTTACAAAAGCCTATGAAAATTGTAAGGGTTTTTTTATAAAATAACATCATTTCTTCATTATATATAAAAGGTTTTTATATGCAAATAGAAATAAACGTACCGACATCTTTAAACGAAATTACTTTAGAGCAGTATCAAAAGTTCTTGAAAGCATCTGAAGAGAATCCAGAAGGTTCTTTTTTAGATGCTAAGATGGTAGAAATTTTCTGTGGTATTCCTTTGTCTGATAGCTACAAGTTAAAGATGTCTAGCGTACAAGCTATAGTAGATATCTTAACTGATATGTTAAATCAGAAGCCAGCACACATAGACAAGTTTTCTTTAGATGGTGTTCAGTATGGTTTTATACCAGACCTAGACGAGATGTCTTTAGGAGAGTATGTGGATTTAGATGGTAATGCTTCAGACTGGCAAAAGATGCACGTTGCAATGAATGTATTATACAGACCAGTTATAACAAGCAAAAAAGGAAAGTACAATATAAAAGAATATACAGCAGACGATCCAGAGAAAATGAAAGATATGCCTTTAGGTGTAGCTTTATCAAGCCTTTTTTTTTTCTACAATTTAGGACTGGAGTTGTCGAAGCATACGATTCTCTCTTCCAGCAATCAAGCAGAGATGGAGATTATTCAAGAGCAGCTAACTTCGGAGAAAAATGGGGATGGTACTCATCAATTTTTAGTCTCGCTGGAGGGGATGTTGGAAAGTTTGAAGATATCACTAAACTAAAAATACATCAATGTTTCACTTTCTTATCATTCACAAAAGAGAAATCAGAGATTGAAGCACAGCAAATAAAAAGAAAGTTTTAAATGAAAGGATTTTATCAAGTAACGGACACAATTAAGAATCAACTGTTAGCAGATGTAAATGTTAATACAGTAACTACTGGAGACATTACAAAGATAGATTTATCTAAGCAGACGATATTTCCTTTAGCACATTTAATAGTAAATAATGTAACCAATGAAGACAATGTTTTGCGTTTCAGTCTATCTGTTCTTGCTATGGATATTGTTGATATTTCTAAAGAAGCAGTAGTAGATATTTTCAGAGGAAACAATAACGAGCAAGATATACTAAATACTCAGTTAGCAGTATTAAATAAGTTAGTACAAGTATTAAGAAAAGGAGACTTGCACCAGAACAAATACCAGTTAGATGGCTCTCCAAGTTTTGAGCCTTTCTATGATAGGTTTGAGAACGAGATGGCTGGATGGGCATTAACATTTGATGTGATCATAAACAACGATATCAGTATATGTTAAAGAATGTAAAGGATGAACTTAATAGGTTCTCTAAGTACGTTATAAGCCAATCAAGAGCAAACCTTACAAGAGGTAAAAAGAATGGCTCTAAAGAGCTGTACAATAGTTTAGACTATAATCTGAATGTAAGTCCAAACAGTTTTGGATTAAGTTTCTTGATGGAGGAGTACGGACTGTTTCAAGATCAAGGTGTAAAGGGTACAAAGTCTAATTATATAGAAAATAAAAATACTCCTTTTAGTTATAAGCAAAGCTCTAAAATAATGGGGTTTGAATATCATACAGGAACATTTGCAAAGTGGGCGAAGTCTAAAAACATAAGATTAAGAGATAAGAAAGGGAGGTTTAAAAAAGGGAACTATAAAAGCATAGGATTTGTTATAGCAAGATCGGTAAAAGAAAAAGGTGTAAAAGCGAGTTTATTTTTTACCAAACCATTTGAGAAAGCATTTAAGAATTTAGATAAAGACATAATAGAAGCATACAGATTAGATGTTGAAGAACTACTAAAATTTACAACAAATGGCAATAATTAATACAAGAAGTCCATATTTTATATCTGCAGCAACTGTGGGTTTAGCCTATGCAACATTAGATATAGAGATATATATTGGCGATAGAGATACAGGATATACTGGAGCAACACAATACTCACTTAGAAAACAAATAGTATTAACTCAAACAAAGGTATCTTTTGAGGTTTCTGAATTGATTAGAGATTATTTAGATATACAATTTGGTGGTTTTTATTTTGCTGCTGACGAATATTACACTTGTAAGTGGGTGCGAAAAACTTTAACATCTTTTGATGGTAATGGAATACAATTATCTCAATCAATAACAACTGATTTAGCATTAGATGGTTATTCTTATTTTGAAGAGGGTAGCAACTATTCTTATACTGGTAAAAATGTTTTAATGACAAACAGAGAAGTGTTTGCATTAGATGATAATATTTATAGAATACCAGTTTATATTGGAACAGATATAAGTATTGCTTTTTTAAGAGATGGAGAAATTGTTGGTAGTTATACTAATGCTGGTGGTTCTATATTAACCACAAATCAAGTAGCACATATTAGTATAAACGGAACAAGTCCTTACGATTCTTTTAGAGCAAGAGTTGCTAGAAACTATAGAGGTGTATTTGAAGATAATGCTTGTATATCAAAATTTACAAATAGTTTAAGCATTGGAAAAGTAGACACTATACATATTGGTAATTCAGATGGCACGCTTGATATTATAAATGTAAAAACTATTGATGAGTGTAAATACGAGCCAAAGAAAATAACCTTTATAAATAAGTTTGGTGTATTGCAAGATATGTATTTCTTCAAAAAGATGGTTGAAAGAATGACCAGTAAAAGAGAAAGTTACAAAGCAAATACTTTAACATCATATAATGGTTACGATACTAGCGTTCATACAAAAAGAGATTTTAATATTACTGCAAACGAATCAATGACGTTAAGTAGTGGCTTTTTAAGTGATTCTTATAATGAGGTTTTTAAGCAATTAATGTTGTCAGAAAAAGTATGGATAACAAACTTAACAGATACAGAAGAGCAAGTATTGCCAATCAATATAAAGACAAGTGATATAACATATAAGACTAGCTTAAACGATAGACTAGTAGAGTACACAATTGAGTTTGATAATTCTTACAATGTTTTAAATGACATCAGATAAATGCAGAAAATACAACTATACATAGAAGGTCAGAGAGTAGATTTATTTGAAGATGAAAGTGTTGTTTTAACACAGACGATCCAAAATGTAAAGGATGTTCAAAAGGTTTTTACAGACTATTCAAAAACTTTTTCTGTACCAGCCACAAAGAATAATAATAGCATATTTAAACACTATTATAAAAATTCTATTACAAATGGTTTTGATGCAAGAAAAAGAAAGAGTGCTAATTTAGAGTTAAACTTCCTTGAATTTAGAGAAGGTAAAATAAAGTTAGAAGGAGTTGATTTAAGAGACAATGTACCATATTGTTATAAGGTAAGATTTACTGGTAATACAGTAACATTAAAAGACTTACTTGGAGAAGATAAACTAAGTGCTTTAATGAATTTAAGTAGTTATAATTTAACATATGATTCTGCAACAGTAAAAACAAAGCTACAAGCAAACCCAGCAACAAATGATATTATTGCACCATTAATAACACACACACAAAGATTAATTTATGATAGTGCATCTTCAGCTAATACAGAAGGAAATGTATTTTATGAGTCTGGTGGTGGTAGTCATTTACATGGAGTATCTTGGAATGATTTGAAGTATGCAATTAGAGTTGATACTGTTATTCAGGCAATAGCTACAAAATATGGCATAACTTTTAGCAATGATTTTTTTGTAAGTACAAACACACCTTACTACAATTTGTTTTTATGGATGCATAGAAAAAAAGGAGGTGTGCCTTTAGATAATCCAGAGACATTAGTGAGTGGTTATCAAGTTGTAAGTAATGATTATGGAGGTATTGTAAATTCATCAACAATAAGAATACCAACAGATGTAGCTGGAGATAATCAAGGATTTGGTTTATTTTTAGAAACAACTTCCACATCTATTTATAATGTAAAATTGTTAAGAGATGGTTTATCAATATTTAGAAAAACAGATTTAACTGGGAATTCAAATATTTCTTATGCAGACTTAAATGACACTTTAGATGCTGGAGATTATACTGCAATAATAGAAAGTGAAAGCACTTTTACAATGGATAGTGTTTTGTTTTTTATACCTCATCTTGTAAATTCAAATTTAGTTTATACTAGATATGAAGCAACAAGTATTTCTATTACTGGAGCAGTTGAATTTAATATATTTCAACAGATTCCAGATATAAAGTGTATTGATTTTTTAACTGGTATTTTTAAAATGTTTAACCTTACCTCTTATGTTGATAATGTTACTGGAAATGTAATTGTTAAAACTTTAGATGATTATTATAGTGATGGAATTGCGTATGATATTACAGAGTTTGTTGATAGAGACAAAAGTGCAGTAAATGTTGCTTTACCATTTAAAGAAATTACGTTCGAGCATGGAGATACAAAAACTTTTTTAGCTGCTAGACACGCACAACTATTTAATAAAACTTGGGGTAAAGAAGAATACACAAATGGAGGAGAAAACTTAGATGGTAGTATTTATAAAGTTAAAACTCCATTTTCTCAAATGCTTTATGAAAGATTAACAGATTCAAATACTAGTAATTTAACCTCTGTTCAGTATGGATGGTTTGTAGATGACAATCAAAACCCCTACATCGGAAAGCCGTTATTATTTTATCCTATACTAAATAGTGGTTATAGCATATCTTTTTTAGATACAGACTCTAGTCATTCATCAGTTGCAAGCTATAACATACCATCAAACAGCGTTGCTTTATTACCATCTACAAGCACGTATAATATAAACTTCTTTCAAGAAGCAAATGAATACTCTGTAAATGATCCGTTTCCTAACACATTATTTAACGCATACCATAGTGATTATATCTCTGATGTATTTGATGTAACAAACAGATTAACAAAACTAACTGCTTATTTACCATTAAGAATTTTACTTAATTATACACTAGCAGATAGATTTAATATTAGTGGTACTACTTATAAGATTAATTCTATCAAGACAAATATGTTAACTGGCAAATCTGACTTGGAGTTGTTGAATGATATTTATACACCTCCAGCTCCAGCTATTCCGCCAGACACAAATGCACCAACTGCTCCAATTGTTTATACACCAGATACAGTTATAGGAAGTACACAAGTAACATTTTGTTGGGCAGCTTCAAGTGATGGAGGTGGAGTAGGAGTAAAAAGTTATCAAATATATCAAGATGGTGTAATTATACAAAGAGTACCAGCAACACCATATACGGACTTTTATTGTGCAACAGTTACTGGATTAAGTCCAAGCACAACTTATGTATTTGGAATAACTGCAATTGATTTTAACAATAATTCATCAGCAACAACTAGTTACACTTTAACAACAACATCATGATAAAAGAAATATTAGAATTGTTAAAAGATACAGATTGCAAATCTGAGATAGTACAAATAGCAAAAGGAAAAAATAAGTTTCCACATAGTTTTAAAGAATTAATTAGAAGAGAATGGCAAAGAAAATA